CATACGCTCGATGTTGCGCAGCTCGGCGGCCTGGTTTGGCTTGCCAGTCGATCCAGCCTCGATCTCGAGGAACACTTCTTCCTGAATCTCCTGATACGACAACTCAGGCCAGATTGCGCCAGGGCCGACGATCTTCTTCACCTGTTCGGTGCTCATTTCGGTCAAGAGAATCTGACCAGCCGCACGCGTGACTTCAGACATAAAGCTGTCCAGCTCGTCGATCTGCGCGCCCAATGCGGACATTCTGGCGGATTCGGCAATGCTGGTTTCAGTCGCGGTTGATCCAGAAACGCCACCAAACTGTGCCTCTTGGCTGCCCACGACCAGTTGGATGTCGTCAAAGATCGTATTAACCTCATAAAGATTGGGGTCAATGCCGATCATCTTGACCGGCTGGATCAAGTCGCCGACCTTCTCGCCCGCAGCCATGCCCTGAATCTCAATCACAGCATTGGCTGGGTGTGCCTTGAGCTTGTCCTTGTCCTCATCTTCGAGGCGACCGGCTGGGCTCACATACTTCGGACGGTTGGCGCGACGATGCTCACGCAAGCCTTGGCGAGCGCGGTTGTACTCAGCCTGCATCGGAGCGATCAGCTGCACGTCAGACGGCGGGAAGATTTCGTCCTTGTGCTCAACTTCGTTGAACACTAGGGAGAAAATCGGCCAGAAGGAATCAACCTTGAGCTTCGGTGCTGCCGGTTCGCACAGGAAATCCTTGTGGCCCTCAGCAACGACATAAACCAGGCCGGACGGCTTGTCGTACACCTCATAAACACAGACCAGCCCTTTCTTGGTTTCCTCGGTCGAAGTTTCAGCAAGCGCGCCCATCGTGACGGTTGCGCTGTCTTGCTTGCGGCCCTTGGTGTCGTAAGGCGTGAATTTGCCTTCCAGATCGACATCGTAGATTTCATGCACCTCATCCGGCGTCAAGAACAGCTCGTGGGCAATCCAGCGAGCACCCACAAAACCTCGCAGCTGGCGGCACATAGGATCAACAATAATTGCAGTTGACTCAGGGAAGTCGAACAGCATCCCCTCGCGGACAATCATTTCCGGCTCGTCGATCAGCGCCTTGAGCGACAGCATCAATTCTTCGATCTCAGGATCGTCGCGGCTGATGTCGCCCTCTGCTGCTTCGCTGGCAATGCGGCGAAGGTGGTCAATGCGCGCAGTGACATCGTGAATCTTGGCCGCAATCTCAGGATGGCGGTCCATTTCACGCTGGAACCCGAGCTTTACATAGCCTGCCGAAGTGGTGATTACGCGACGGACCAAGCTCTTCATCTGGGATTTGAAGCTCGGCTGCGCCTCATCCATGAAGTAGCTGAACAAGGTTTCAAGCGTCTGGCCAACAGCATCAACTTTGCGGCGCTTATCCATGACTGACTCATACTCAGTGATGAGCATTTCAGCCTGCGGCGGCATCATCTGCCCCGCCATCATGGCCTGAGCACGAAGCTCATACGCCTGCGCCAGCTTCTTCTCGTCACCGTCCCAGCTCACAAAGTCCAGGCGATGACGGCGCTTGGCGACAGCGCGCGGGTTTTTCGCATACAGCGCTGCTGTGCGCTGCTGAACATGACGGTTAATCAGGTTTGCGGTGTAGCGCGTACCGTCCCATTCGCGGTCGTCATAACCATGCAAAGCAAGGTCCATGTCCCGACGCATCTGGTCAAACTTTTTCTTGTGGTGATTCTTCGCATTGTTCACGCGCGAAATCACGTCCGATACAAGCTGCTGGCGACGCAGGGTTGGCTCGCAATCCTTCTCTCCGCCAGCGGCAACAATAATTTCCATCGATTCTTCCATTAGAAGCCTCCTGTCATACGTTCAAGTCGTTCCTGCCGCTCGCGGAACTTGCTATCCATCTTCACCCACGCCAGCGTTCCGGTAGGAATCGAACTGACTTTTGGCTTTGCAGCGCCAGGACCGGCTTGCCGTGCCAGCCCCATCCCAATCCAAGCAATCGTGTCCACAAAGTCGTCATGCCTGGCATTCGGAAATTTCAAAAGCTCGTCGTATGCCTTTTGCACCCAGGCTGGCCCCTTCGGGAACTTCACCTTGCCCATTGCCATTCGGCCCTGGATCGACTGCGCTCGCTGTACCTTGTTAGCCACCGGAGTTACCTCCTCGATGGCGCAATATGTGTGCTCTTCCATCATGCGCTTACGCAAAAATGGCCCGATTGCCTTGCTGATATGGCCTTTTTCTGCCCACCACAGCAATGGCTTCCATTTCTTCATCATCCGCAGCATCGCATTGACAGTCTGATCGGAGCTGGCCTGCTCCCACCAACAGTCCAGCAAATAGATGTCGCCAACTCCATCGATCCCAACGATCAATAGCACGGTGCTGTCCGAGCGCCGACGGTCTTGCCCGATTGCGTGATCGCTCGCGGCGTAAATCCGCAAATCTTCCGGCAATTCCTTCTTGTTATATTCTACGATGTAGTCCCTGCGGAAAAAGTCACCATCTTCCGGCGTCGGACGCTGCTGGTAGAGCGCAGAGAAACCTCGCGGATCGAGTCGGCGCTGAGCCTCCATGAATTCCATGTCAAAACGCTCTGGCCACAAAAGCTCGCCCTTCTTGCGCCCCAGCGGATCATCGTTTTCTGCAATCGCAGGCAGGTTGATGATCTTCCACTTCGATGCCTCTTCTTCACTGAAATTCGGGTTGGTCGGATCAGTCAGGCGGCCAATCAAATCGTCCTCATTCCAACGCGTGTGAACAATAATCACGCTGGCTGCGCTGTTCATCAGACGCGTCATTGCGACCTGGGTGAACCATTCCCACAACTTCTGCCGAACCGATGGGCTACCCGCTTCTTCGGCGTCCTTGATCGGATCGTCAATGATTAGGAAATCAGCACCACGACCTGTGATTGAGCCGCCGCGACCCACAAACGCTGCCATGCCGCCGCGATCTGCCTGAATTCTGCCCTTCGACGCGCCGCCCTGGCGCAATGAAAACTGCGGGAATACCTGCTTATAAGCAGGCGACTGAACAATGTTTCGGATGTCCGCACCAAAGTCCTGCGCGAAGTCCTCGTTATAGGTCGCAAAAATAATGTTGCGGTACGCGTCCTTGCCCATCAGCCAGGGAATAAAGCGACGCGAAATCAGCTCAGACTTACCATGTCGGGGTGGGAGTGTGACGATCAAACGCGGAATGTGGCCTTTCTCCACCTTCTCAAGCACCTTCGCCAAAGCCCGGTGATGCTTTGCGTCCTTGAACATCGACGCATCAATGTTATCTGGCTGATCGGGCGCAGGCATCGTGAACTTCACAAACGACAAAAAGTCATCGCGGCACTCGATCGCCCGCTTCTGCCGCATTGCGGCTTGCATTTGGCGCTCTAACGCTTCGATCTTTTTCTGCTTATCGCTCATAAATGCACACGTTGCCTGGCAAACATGAATGCTGCTTTGGCTCTTTCTCAATGCCGTTGAAAGAAAGCCGATACGACGAACAGCCGCCGATGAGCGTGGCCGCGACCAGCATCAATGACAGCAGAACGATCGCGTCAATCATTCTCATCGTTTCACCGCAGATGCGCCGACATAGAAGGAGAAGATCATAATCGCGACTTCTTTTGCCCAATCTGGGAACACAACCGCATCCTTAATCACCTGGTACTCGACCTCAGTGCGCACGTTGTCCCAGAACAAGAAAGACCAGCCTTTTTGAACCTCAACCGGAACGGCAACACCGACTTCTGACATCCAAGGCGCAATCGCTGAAATCACGAAGATCATGGCCATAAAGCCAAGCACCAGAACGCGACGCGTCATGCTGCTGAACTTGTCGCCAACACGAACCTGGAACTCTTTATTCGAGAGCTCAGACCGCAGCTTCATCATTTCTGCATCAAACGTCAGACGCTCCATCATCAGCTTTTGCTCTTCGGCTTTCGCTTTTTGAGCATTGGCCATAAGTCCAGAAACGATGCCAACGCCATTCGAGGCGATGGCAAGGATTGCTTCAACTCCGAACATTGGTATCTCCTTTGCATCCGCGCTCAAGGCACTGGTAAATATATTGAAGGCTAGAGATGGCGCGATTTCGCTGAGCGTCATCTACCGTCACCAAAAGCTGTATCGCTTCTGCAAGAACATCCATCAGCTCCCGCTTCTGCTCAATCTCCATCATTCTTCTCCTTTTTTTCTTTGCCTTTCACATACGCGTCGGCTCCGAAAAACGCTGAAACCACTAATCCGACTGACATGAAATAAACGCCAGACATATCGCCGATGATCTTGGACTCGTTGTCAAAACCGAGCGCGCCGCTGGCGAACACGAACAGTGGGTATCCCAACATGCCGAACAGCGCAAACCAGACCATCTTGCGTTGCTGGTCGCGCTTCGCGTCCTCGTCGTCGATTTCTCGCTTGCGTCTGTCAAATTCGAGCTTTGCAAACTCTTTTGCGTCGAGTACGCCGTCGCCATTTGTGTCAGCCTTTTCAAATTCAGTCATTACGCCCACCAATGTCTGTTACCAGCTTCTTCGTGCTCCCGACGCCACAAGGCCATGTAGTAGCGCATTGCCATCAGCGTTCCGACAAAAACACCTGCGCAAAACACAACCAAAGCACCAAGAACAATCTCCATCACTGATCGGCCAAACGATTCCTGAGCTCAGCATTGATGATCTTCATCAGTCGCTCTTCCATTTCTTGCTGGCGAGTTTCGACCAGGGCCGTTCGCTCGTCGAACCAGCGCTGAGCTTCTTTAACCATCGCTCGATTCTCAGACTCAGTAGTGCGGATTCTTGCTTCGACCTCACCCAAAGCCTTCTCAACAGCGATGACATCAGAACGAAGGTCGGTCTTAATATCCTTGGCATAGCTAACTCCCTCATCGAGCTTGACCATTGCGGTATCAATCTGGTGCTGGATCGCTTCTGGCTCTAAATCTGCCAGCTTCTCTTTCATGTCCATGTAGTCCTTGTACACTTCAAACCCGCCGTACAAAGCACCAATCAAAGACCCTGCGGCCATGACAATCGCCATGCCCTTGCCGCCACCGAGTTTTATGCCGCCTGGCAGTTCTACTTCCATTGC